CATAGCTAACCTCGCCATGCTCCGTGCTGTTTGCGCTGGATTGCCTACATTCATGCGCACATTTTCATGCATTAAGACCAACTCGTCAATGGCATGGCTATGACGATTCTTCCTCAGTATCTACCGTGCTAGCTCCTAAGCATCCGACCGCATCAGCCACGGCGAGACTATAGACGAGACAGTCGAAAAGGTGATTTGCTTTAAGCCTCTTCCAGTAGTATTTTTTCTCACCTGTTTTCGCAACAGTGTCCTCTGTTAGCACTTCCCCGTTGATGTGCTTTTCTAGCAATGGAGTTATGTCATGAGGTATAATAACGCGCCCCACTTCTCGAAAGTTTGTTAGTTTGTTTTTATATTCGTGCACGCAGACATCGAAATAAATGCCCACCCCGATCTCTGTGCTATACCGTTTTAGCTTACTGAAAAGTTTCGATGTTACCTTGCCTCGGCGGTCGAAATGTTGAAAAAACTTTTGCTTCTCTCCACGAATCCCAACCCATTCATTCCGAATGCATATCATCACGCTTTCCGCCATCTCCCATGACACATCACATACAACTGACCCTTTCGGTATTCCGTAGCGCGTCGAAATCTCCTTAACTTCTGATTCCGATTCCGCTTTCCCAGCTCTCAATACGTGCATCTGCCCGTTTGAATCAAAAGCCGCAACAACATACCAGTAATGCGCTAGTCCTCGATCTAAACTCATAAACCGATGAACTTCACCATCTACTTTTTCACCGTCTGCGTATTGCTCTACACTGACCCCATCATGCTTTATTACGGCTCTTTCAATGACCGTTTCTTTCTCCCAAAATCCAGCCTCTTGCTTTTGACGGTATTCCACAAACGGCTCATATACGCCTTGTTTTCTAAGCTCGTTAGCCTTGTGAAATCGCTCCCAAACATCACCCCACGTCACCCAGGGGATAGCACTTCGAGGGAATCGATATGATACACGCGATTTATCATCCGCGTCTTTCGTCACGACATAACGACCGGGGGCGGATAGAGCGAATCGATTCACTGTTTCGTCTGATACTTTATGACCACAGCATGGACACTGCATGGCGGCCGTTTTTTTAGTGGCAAATACGTTTACTTTCCCTTCCTCGTCTAACACATAATCAACAACAATGTCACCGTTTCTATATACGTTGTCGCTGCCGCATGAAAATGTGCGCATGAATGTAGGCAATCCAGCGCAAACAGCACGGAGCATGGCGAGGTTAGCTATGATCGACGCGCTTTATTGTGAGTCCCTTTACGCCGCCTACAAGGCTCTTCTCGTGGAGCAACTATCCCCCGAAGCTGGGAAAGAAATCACATCCACGACAATCAACGGAGAGTCATTTTCTGGCACACTAACAGACACGGCACAGGCTCGTATTGCAATTATGGAGAGAGCTATTTCCTACGTAGAGGCAGGGGCAGTGCCGTCACAAACAGCAAGAGTAATTTTCTCATGATACTTAACCAATACGGACACCCGGTTACATCTTTTGTAAACGCGGCAACGCAAGACCCCACAAAGTCACCTGTTATTTTCACGAAAAATGCAGACATCGATCAGCTTATACAGTCGTGGGATCGTCGCACAATTTCCGCCATGAGTAATAAGCTATACGCTAATCACTTTGTGATACGAACGGTTGCAAATCAGCGCGCGGATTATAGCATTGGCGACGCTTTTCATCCGATTTACAACGGCGAAAGCGACAAGGCGGATGGCGATGAAGTAGCAAAATTCATGCGTGAAGAGTGGTATTCACGATGCGAAGTTCGCGGTGGAATGAGTGACCTTGTGGATGTTTTTCGCCTTGCGCTGTTAGAAATGGACAGGGGCGGTGATGCGTTTATTCTGCTCACGGAATCGCGTTCCAAAGACTGGCCGATGATCCAAATGATCCCCTCTCATCGCATCACTAGTGGGGTAGGAATGGACAATTTAGTTCTTAAAAACGGCACTACAATGCGTGATGGTGTAATTTATAGAGGGCTAAGACCTGTAGCATATCGCTTTTATTATGGTGCAGATTACACTGACGAATTTACAGACATTCCTGCAAAAAGCATCATCCACATACGACAAAATGAATGGATGGAACAAGGCAGAGGATTCCCTCTTTTCCTGCACGCGCTGGAGCACATCAAGCATGCGCTACAATCGACGGAGCATGAACGCATTCGTCAAATGCTCATAAGCATGATCGGACTGATAGAGCATAATGAATACGGCGCGCCTGAGGAAGACATCGCCACAACTCTAAAAGGAGGCGGAAACATAGCTATTCAGGATGGGGTAACTTTCAAGGAATACAGCGGCGGAACAATACGTTACATGAAGGCGAATTCGGGTGCGAAGCTGGAGCAAATAAAGCATGAAACACCAGGAACTATATGGACGGATTTCCAAAACCGATTAGCGCAAGAGGCTGTCAATGGCGCAGGGTGGGCAGGCGCAATGATAGGTCTGCACACAGGCCAAGGCACGGCAGAGCGCGCCGAAATCATCCGTGTTCGTAGGACTATTGTAAAGCTGCAAACGCTTATGAAGAGAGTGGGTAGGCGCGTCATATCTTACGCTTATTCATACTTAGCGGAGCGAGGCGATTTACCTTTGCTTGCCCATCCATTTGCGTGGGATTTCACAACTCCACCACGACTAACGCTTGACGATGGAAAAGAAGCTCAGATGAATCGCGAAGGCTTTAAACTCGGGCTAGTAAACCTAGACGAAATCATCGAGGGGCAAAGTGTAGAAGACTTTTTGCGGAAACGTGCGACATACGCAGCACTAGAAGAAAAGATCAGAATCGAAGTTGGCAATGAACACGGCGTAGAAATTGACCCGCGCAAAATGTCGATGCTAACGCCTAACGAACAACCCAAAAAAGAAGAAAAAAATGAACCTTAGACAATACATCCAACCTCTTTCTCTTTGCGCTGCAACCCCGTCTCAAATCATGGCGGCGATGAGTTGTGAAAGTGATGAAAAAAGTAAAAAATCATTTCAGCGCGACATCTCACATCAAGTAAAAAGTGAGGGATCAATCCGCTATTTCAAGGCGGACTCAGGTAGTATATTTGAGCAAATCGAACGTGAATCGCCCCGCGGAATTTTCACCGTAAAAGACGGCGTTGCGACGATTCGAGTGAATGGCTTTTTGGCATACGACGTGCCGGGATGGGCGGAAGAATGTGGATATGCGACGAACTACCAGAGCATCATCGACGCGGCGAAATTCATCGCATCTAACGAAAGCATTGGCGGCGTTGCGTTGGAGCTCAACAGCGGCGGCGGAAACGTAAACGGAGCTTTTGAGGCTTCGCGAGCAATAGCGGATATTGCGTTGCCAAAGGTGGCGAAAGTTCGCTCATGCGCATGCAGTGCGACGTATATGCTAGCGTCGGCATGTGATGAGATTTACGCAAACGAGACGGCGGAGCTGGGCAGTATCGGAACCATTATCACAATGGTCGACACAACGGCAGCGGATGAGCAATTCGGCTATAAAATAATTGCGATAACAAACGAAGGCGCAACACTTAAATCGATCGGAATAGGAAGCCTAACAGAAGAGCAATTTTCATATTTACAGGAACGCGCAAACGACATGGGAGCGGCTTTTCATGAGTTCGTTTTGTCACGCCGACCATCGATTGATCCTTATGTGTTCAATGCAGGAACATGGAGCGGCAAGAGAGCGATGGCATTAGGTCTTATCGATGGTATTGCGGAAGTATAAAAAAATGCAAAACTTAATGCGCAACCAAAAACTAAACTAACAACATGTTCGTAAGCGAAAAACAATTCAAGGCACTAGAAGCCAAGTTGGAGACTCTCATGGCATCTATTTCCGCAGCTAGTGAGGAAAAAGAAGGTGATGACTACGAAGCTCTAAAAGCACGTGTGGACGAGCTGGAAGCGAAGCTTAAAGTCATGACCGATGATTCTCCAGAAGAAGAAGAATCAGAAGAGGATAAAGCTGAAAAAGAAAAAGCTAAATCCGCCAAAGCAGAAGCCGAATCGAAAAAAGAAGAGGCACGCACGCAAGCAATCGCCATGGCCGCTGCCAAAGCTGCCGTGACAATGCTAGCTAGCGTCGGACATGATCCAGTGAATACTGACGGCAAAGTGTCAGGACTTAAATCAGAAATGAGCTTGTCGGATTTCAACGAGCTATCCATTACAGATAAAAATGCTTACATGAAACAAGGCGGAAAACTAAAAAACTAAAAAAATAATCAACCCTAAACTTAACATAAAAAAAATATGGCAAACGACATTTCCCTATCAGGGCTAACAGAAATCCTCTACCAAACACGCGATCAAGTCGTGCAAGAACCAGCAGGCTTCATGAATTCCGTAACGGTAAACGGCGGCAGTGAGGGAGTATCAGCAGGCGGCACGGTTACATCACTTCGTACTACTGAGCCAGTGCTGGAGACCAGTTACGCGCCCGGCATGACAGTGCCAGATGCAGCTGACATCGCCACCACTACAGAGTCACTTACGCTTAACTCCTACGCTGGAGCAAGCATCCCGCTTAAAGGCGAGCAATTTTTGCAGCTTTCTAACACAGTGGGAACCGAAGCGGCATTGCGCCAACTTTATGCGCAAGCCATCCGAAAGATGGTTAACGCCATTGAAGTCTCAGTCGGAACCGCCGCATATCAAGGATCAAGCCGCGCAGTTGGAACCGCTGGAACTACTCCTTTCAGCGCAAACTTTGAAGTGCTTTCAGACCTTTACAAAATTCTCGAAGATAACGGCACTCCGATGAATGACGGAATGCTTTCCTTGCTGCTCAACACATCTGCAAGTGCAAATCTTCGCAAGCGTTCCTCATTAACCAACGTTGGGGATGCTGGAACAGACGCAACTTTGCGCCGTGGCGAATTGCTGAACATCTACAACATGTCTCTTAAAGCTAGTGCAGGCATCGCCTCGCACATCAAAGGCGCGGGTTCTGGCTACCTAATCAACAACGGCAACATTGCGGTTGGCTCGACTACTTTGACGCTTGACGGTGGCACAGTGAATACTACTGGCTTCAAAGCTGGAGATGTTATCAGCATTGCAGATGAGTCAACAGCTGGAAACTACGTTGTGAAAACTGGATTGACTGCAACGGCTGGAAACGTGGTGATTAACTACCCCGGCTTGCGCGGGGCAATCGCCGACAACAAAGCTGTCACTATCGGGGGCAGCTATGCTGGTAACGTGGCGTTCCACAAAGCCGCCATCGAGCTTGCAATTCGCCCGCCAGCACAACCTCCTGGTGGAGATCGTGGTGAAGACCTCGGAGTTCTTGTCGATGCGCGCACTGGACTTTCATTCTCCGCACGCCTCTACAAAGGCTACGGCATGAATCAGATTAAACTGATGGCTTTTTATGGGGTCAAAGTCTGGAAGCCGGAGTTCGTGGCAACTCTCATGGGTTAAGTTTCATTTGTTATTTTGTTTCGCTTTATGCTACTGCCAGTGATGATTAGTCCTGCGCCGGAAATGTGTGCACCTGGAAGGTTTTGAGTGTAAATGTTAGACGTGCCTGTTCCTGCGTTAGCCAATGCGCAGACAT